CCGGCTCAGTCTTTGGCGACTTTGCTCGCCTTACCACTGCACCCTGGGGCGTCTCTGCAAGTCAAAATGGAACCCCCTGAGCCCGTGCACGACCGTCCCATGGTGGCCGCCGGCATTTTCAGCTACCACACACTCAGTGTCGGCGTGTTCAACCGGTCCCACGAGACCCACCTTGCCTGCATCAAACGACGCCTGTTGCAGCCGTCCCTGCGCATTCCCACCAATCCAACCTATTCGATCGCCTTAGAAATGGCCTACGTCATGTACCATCGACTCCACATTAGTGTCTTTGGTGATCGAGGCGCGGCTGAGCCTTACCCAGCAGCCGGGTGGATTGCGTCTTATCCCCTGCATCAACAAGCGCGTCTACTTCGAGAGAAAATGGAAGCCGAACTCGACCAGTACGATCGGGATTTCTTTCGTGGCCTTTTTTATAAGCGCGAGTGCACCGCCAAGCTCACTGCAGCTGGTTTCACTGGGGAACGTCCGCGCGCGATCCAATCCGGCCAAGGAGCTTTACACTTCCGAGTCGTCGAAGGAGTCTTGGGCACCCAGAAATACCTTTCACAGCACCTACACCCGAGTCGCGACCTTCCGTGGGTCGTTGTTTCCTCCGCCACCCCAGAAGAGGCTGGGGCGCGTTTTGGTCGCATTGTGCAATCGGGAAGCGTGAGCTTTGAGGAGGATGACGACAGCGATCATGATCGCAACAATGGATTACTTAGCATCCTCTCAAACGCTGAAACCATGTGCTACCTTTGCCCGCGTCCTGATTTGATCTATCAATTACGTCAAGCCGGCCCCATGCGTGGTTACTGTAAGCAGAATTACGTCGTTTCTCTTCCCGAGCCCAGTGTCCATTCCGGAGATTTGTCGACCTATGTCGGCAATACCCTCACAACTCTCAAACGCAACATGTTTGTTGATTCACTGTGGCTTAGACGTGGGAGCTGCATCTTCTGTGAGGAGGAATTGAAAACCGACCAAATCTGCGCAAATTGTCGTGATGAGGTCGAGTCCACCGACTCAGTTTTCGAGCGCGTCGGCCCGTTCCGTGGCACTTATCAAATGTATGCCAGAGAACCGGAGGTTGACGCGACGCCGAACACCGTTGAGGGGGCTCTACTACGCCGCTACGACAACCTGGTCTGGCGCATGTCCCAGCGACTCAAATCTCCAAACGACACCGCTGAGATACTGCGCACCACGACATTTGCGTCTGGAGACGACTCGCTGAAAGCCATCGATGCTGACGCCGCCGTAGGGAAAGGCGGATTTTCCGAGTCTGTCAACGCCAAAATGGGGTGGAAATTGAAGAGTAAAATCCACGAAGGCCCGGACTGCCACTATCGCGCCACTTTCTGCAGTGCCGTTTTCCTTCCCACCAGCATCGGCTACGTCATGGCTCCAAAACTTGGCCGCTGGTTGATCCGCATGGGGTTTTACGTTGACCCCCCATCTTACAAGAACAAAGAACTCCGGTCTCTGGTGCGTGGCGATATGATGGGCCGCCGTTCTTGGGTCCAGGCTTACCCGTTTTTACGCGAGCTAGTTGAGCGGCAACTACAACTTACCGAGGGTGCTGTTGGGAAAATACGACCCAACCGGCGCTACGCTGACTGGCACGGCGTAACCAGCACCTTCACCGAGACTGATGAGACCTGGCATTTCATGAGCACCCGGTATGGACTTAACCGAGATGACTTGCGCACGTTCCAAGCTATGCTTACGCGCGTCACTTCGCTTCCAGCCATGGTAAACTTCACTCAATTTGTCCCTGCAATTAATTTGGACAACGACCGCGACCAGGAAGAC